TCCCATTATTTTAGAATATCTGTCAACGAAGTTATTCTTCAATGCTGTTTTACCAAAATTTACATCTTTAACTTTTAGTTGACCACCATCTGTTTTTCTAATAACAATGTTACTTGAAAATAATTTTGATAATCTATTAAAAATCCCACCAGGATTATTTTGTTCTTCTGCCATTTTTTACCTCTTTATTTTATTAACCAAGTTAAATCTTCTTTGTCTCTACCATTATTCCATTCATATGGGTTTTTGTTAGGGTTTCCTTGTTTTCCTTTTTGGAAACCATCACTATAGTCTGTTTTGTTACCATTTTTATCTAACATTGAGTTCATCATAGCCCATTGTTGGTCATTTTTATCTTTTTGTAATCTCAATGCGGTATCTCTAACCCATAATGCTATCGAGTAAGACATAACTAAGTCATCGTTATAACCGTCCATCGCTTCTGCTTTTGCATTTGTAATTCCAGTCTTATAAATAAATACAAATAATTCATCTATAAGTCTATTGGAATGTAATTTTACTAATTTTTCTCTTGTATATTCTTCCATTTTTGCCACAACAAGTGGTCTTGTTTTAACAGTTGTTGAAAATCCAGGAACCATATTTCTATCTTGTGTCCTATATTTGTTATTCACTTGATGTTCCGTATCAACAACTTGCATATCTTTTGACTGATAAAATAAATTTTTATAACCTCTATCTATAACTGTTTGTATTGTAGCCCAACCAATGTTGTTATTCTCAATTACAAGTAATGCATCGTTATATTTAGTAGCAATTTCAATTAAAAAATTTCCATAATCTGTAGTTCCCAATTGCCCTTTATATTCTGCAACTTGTTCCATATCACCT